ATATCAGCAAAATCATCACCCATTTCTTCAGCCATACGCTTGTAATCAGTACCATAGAAATCATTTATGGCTTTATTTGCCTTGATATCACCAGCCATAAGCATTGCCGCATATTTTTCTTGAGCAACGTCATCTCCGCCCATTGCACCAAATTGATATAACCCCATCATCTCATCCAAGTATTGACTTGGGTCTTGATGTTGTAATATTGCAGCTTGATATTGTCGCTCTGCTTGTTCTACCGTAGGTTGCATTTTTTCATATGCTTCTTTTACTACTTCTTTTTCAGCAGTATCTCCGATGTTCATTGAGTGTTCCAATTCACCTTTTGCACCAGCTAAACTACCTTTTTTATCATTGTATCCATTGTATTTTTCATAATTGTCTAATGTTTGTCTAAATGCAGAATGAGATCTATCTCCGTTTAATTGGTCGTTTAATCCTATTAGATGTCCGCCGTACCATGTATCTTTACCATTCCATACATCTGCTAAAACAGAATTATAGTCTTTGCCGTACATATCTTGTGTATTGTTCA